GGTTTTCTATCTGAGATGATGGAAACCATGTATAATGATCGTGTGAAATATAAGAAGTTGATGTTACAATCTAAACAACAGTATGAGAATACAAAAGAACCAAAACTTCTCAAAGACATATCAAAATATAATAATATTCAGATGGCAAAAAAGATATCACTCAACTCTGCTTATGGTGCGATTGGTAATGAGTGGTTTAGGTATTATGACTTATTGATTGCAGAGGGTATCACGACTGCTGGTCAACTTTCTATTCGTTGGATTGAAAATAAGATAAACCAGTATATGAATAAACTACTGGATACAAAAGATAAAGATTATGTGATTGCATCTGATACAGATTCTATCTATGTAACTTTTGAGAAGTTGATAGAAAAGTATGAACCTAAAAGTCCAGTTGACTTTCTAGATGTGGTTGCAAAAGAAAAGATAGAACCTTATATAAACAAATCTTATCAAGAACTTGCAAACTATACAAATGCATATGCACAAAAGATGCAGATGAAACGTGAAGTGATTGCAGACAAAGGTATCTGGACTGCAAAGAAAAGGTATATTCTCAATGCATGGGATGTTGAGGGTGTTAGATATAAAGAACCACAACTCAAGATGATGGGAATTGAAAGTGTGAAGTCAAGTACACCTGCACCTTGTAGACAAAAGATTAAAGATGCACTCAAAATTATTATGTCTGGTGATGAGAAAGAACTTAATAATTTTATTAAAAAGTTTAGAGATGATTTTATGAACTTGCCCCCAGAGGAGATTGCGTATCCAAGAAGTGTTAATGGTATATCAAAGTATACAGATAATACAAGTAGTCATGATGTTGCAATAAACTTACTTGACATGAAACAACAAATTGTTAAATACAATCTTTTTAAATCGCGAAGTCCAATTCATGTTCGTGGTGCAATCTTATACAATCACTTGGTTGAAAAACATAAACTTAATAATAAACTTGTTTATATTCAAGAGGGTGATAAGATAAAGTTTTTACATATGAAACAACCAAACATCTATCAGTCTAGTTCTATCTCTTTTATGACAGAGTTACCCAAAGGTCTTGGTCTACAAGAGATGGTTGACTATGAGTTACAGTTCACTAAGAGTTTTGTTGAACCACTCAAGTTTATTACAGATAAAGTCCTCTGGAGAATAGATGACAGTTATGGTCAACAAGGCAGTTTAGAGGACTTTTTTACTTAATAGGAGATTTATTATGAGTTTTAAATTACATTATGACAAAGAGCGAAATAATGAATTGTGTAATCCACATGAATATTATTCTAAATTTGAGGGGGTTACATATGAGGACACCATATTAGTTTCTAGTAATGAGGTTTACTTCAATCCACATAAACAACCAAGAGCATCAAATCAAAGTATTGATAACATAGATAAACTAAAACCATCATTTCTTAATAAGAATTTTGATCATAAATTTAGACCACCTTCAGCTGATGTTAATAAAGAAAATGGTGTGTTTGATGGAACTGCTGGGTGGAATAGAAAACCAGTTCTTGACTCTTTGGGTGTCAATCCAATACCACTTGATTTATTATCATTTGATACTCCTTATAGTAAACACAAATACAGAGGTATGTCTAATAATGATGAGGAGCACCATACAGCAGCATCTCCAATGTCACAAGTTGCAATCAAAGAGCAAATTAAAGTCTCTCTCAAAGAAAATTGGTTACCCAAAGACTCAACAGGTGCTGTTACAGATGCCACTATAAAACAAGAAATTATTGATTATACAACTGTTATCGTTGATGGTATATCTTGTCAAACTATCTCAGATACGGATAGAAAAAAAGTGTTGCAAGAAATAAGAAATTCATTTCCAAAGAATGAAAAATTACAAACTTATAATACAGATGTTCATAACATTGCGGCAGACATTCTTGGAATACCTTATGGTGGTTACAATCCAGATACAGGTAAAGTCGGTTATATTTTACATCACACTGTAGGAAAGGACGCGGTGTGGTATATTTTTCATGCAAATCCACAATACTCACATTTACCAGTTGAGATTACATTTGCAATACCAATGCCTAAAGATAAAAAAGAAGATACTATAGAGTTGAGGAAAAAACTAGAAATATCTCTTTGGGATGCAATAGACCAAAAAGCAGTTACAGATTCAAAAACTTACAACTTAAATGTATCAGAATTGAGAAAAAAAATTAAAACTAAAAAAATAATATTTAATGGATTTTTTAATTCTTATGTGGATGAAACGAAAGGTACAAACAGTCCATACGTTTTGGTTGATGTATACGGAAATGTGATTAAATCATCAAAATGATTGATAAATTGTTAGAAAGTGAAATTGATAAAGTATCTAATTCTAATAAATGTGCTGTGTTATTAAGTGGCGGAGTGGACTCAATATCTGTAGCTTTTGCAGCCCAAAGACTTGGTAAGACCATACATGCATATAGTTTTTGTTTAGATAAGGATGAATCATATGATTTCAAAAAAGCTAAAGAAATTGCTCAGATATTTGGGTGGAAGTTTACAGGTGTAAAAGTTCCAACTAATAATTTAGTTCAAGATTTTTATAGACTAGTAAAGTTGGATTGTAAAAAGAAAACTCATTTTGAATGCGTATATCCATTTCTGTATGTATATCCAGAGATTGAAGAAACAGAGGTGTTGTCGGGCTGGGCCGCCGATGGTTACTACGGAATTAGCAAAAAGGCGATGATACATTTTAAACACACACAAGAACTGTTTAATAAATTTAGGAATAACTATTTTAAACCAAATATGTGTGCTGGATATTTGTGGCATAAAAAGGTTGCAGATATTCATGATAAAAAGTTTATCACACCATATCTAACTGATAGTGTCAGAGAATTTTTTTATAATAAGAGTTGGGAAGAACTTAATACTCCTAGTCAAAAACATCATGTGAGAAATGCATTTGATGAATTTAAATTAATAAAAAATGTAAAAAAGCACTTGAACTTACAGATAGATTGTGGTATAGTAGATTTATTTGAAACACTGATTCATAATAAAGAAATAAATTTTAAAGGTAGGAAAAGGGTGATGGACATTTGTAGAGATTGGAACCTGCTAAATAGTACGAATACTTTAGAGGAGTTTTTCGTATGAAATATAAAAAATATAATTTACAAGATGTGTATGATGCTGAGAAACAAAATAAGTTCAATGTGATATCTACGTTTGCTGGAGGTGGTGGTTCTAGTACTGGTTATCGTCTGGCTGGTGGAAAAATACTTTGTATAAACGAGTTTGTGCAGGAGGCGCGTAACACATATACAGAAAATTATCCTAGCACACCTATTTTACCAAATGATATAAAAGAACTTACAGGCCAAGAATTACTCGATGCTGGTCATGTGAAAGTAGGAGAAGTGGATATCCTAGATGGTTCACCACCATGTTCTGCTTTCTCTATGGCTGGTTCAGTTGTTCAAGGTGGTGGCCATTCAAAAGGTTTTGGTAAAACTAAAAATTATTCTGATGGTAAAAAGGTAGAAAACATTGAGGATTTATTTTTCGAGTTTCTTAGAGTTGCAGAGTATATTAAACCAAAAGTCATAGTTGGAGAAAACGTGGCAGGTCTAACTATGGGTGAAGCAAAAGAATATTATAATAAGATAACTAATACTTTTGAAAAGATAGGTTATGATGTTTCATCTAAAATACTAGACTCATCACATTATGGAGTTCCACAAACAAGAAAGAGATTAATCTTCATTGCTGTTCGTGAAGATGTGACATCAGCAATAGGTATGACATTTATGAATATCGCTGGTATCTTTCCAGAGAAGTTTTCCCACGCAATAACTTGTGGTGATGCATTTAGTGATTTAGAGTATGATGAAGAAGAGATAAAAATGTTAACAGAAAAATTTGCAAAGGGTTCACACTTTGTGACTGCATCTAAAATGCCACTTGACCCAGATAAAGTATTAACTGGTTGTGACTATCACCCAAAAGGTCATCACTTTAATATGAAACGAATATCCAGACACAAACCTAGTCCTACTATAACAGCATCTGGTGGATGTATACATTGGAGTGAGATGAGAAAACTTGCACTTTGTGAAACACAACGAGTTATGTCACTACCAGATGATTTTAAATTAACAGGTAAATGGGAACAAAAGTCTGAGAGAATGGGTCGTATGGTGCCTCCACTCATGATGAAAGCAATTGCAGATGCTGTGTATGAAAGAGTTCTCAAACCATATAAGGAAATACAAAATGGCTGACTTTACATTTGCACATAGAAAAGAAGGTTTTGATAAACATATAGAACAATCTATTCGTGGGTATTCAGACTTAATGCAAGATGTAATATCTTTATCTCGTTACTTCATAGAAGATAACACAAATGTAGTTGATATTGGTTGTTCTACTGGAAAGATGACTAAGGCTCTGATTGATTATAATTTAGATCATTGTACAAACACAAAGTATATTGGTCTTGAGATTGCAGAGGGTTTTCAAGGAGATCTACAAAAGAGAAAAGAGGAGATAAGGAAATATTATAGAAATGTTAGATTTGAGGATAGTGATGCAAGATGGTATGAGTATGAAGATTGTTCATTGATTACATCTATATTTACATTACAGTTCATGCCAAAGTCTGATAGAGAGAAGTTGATAAAAGATATCTATGATGGTCTAATGTGTGGAGGTGCATATATATTTGCAGAGAAGACAATCTGTGAAAATGCATTAGTTCAAGACATGATAACTTTTAATTATTATGACTACAAAAGAGAGTCTTTTAGTGCGGAAGACATCATGGATAAAGAACGAACACTAAGACATATGATGAAACCAAATACATGGAAAGAAATAGAAAAAATGGTTATAGATGCTGGGTTCAGTGTTGTACAACCATTTTGGAGAAACCACGCATTTGTCGGTGCGCTGGCAGTTAAGTGATGAGGAGATCAAAATATATGGCAAAAGCGGAGAACTTAGAACCACCTAGAGAGGGTTTGATAAGACAAGAAATAATTAGTTATGAAGAGGATGAAAAAGGTATGATTACTATAAGGAGAGCTATCAGACATTATTATGAAGATGGTGTAGATTTTATAGATTACACACATGATGAACCACTAACTAGATGGGGTATAAAAAAATGAACATGGACGAATATGGTTATGAAGTAGAGAAGTTGATATTGACACATGGTAAAACATATGTCGATAAACGTCTGATGGAAAATACGTTGGGTCTAGTCGGTGAGGCTGGAGAGTTCGCAGAGAAGATAAAGAAACATATAAGAGATGGTAACGAGATAAGTCAATTAGAGTTGGTCAAAGAACTTGGTGATGTGTTGTTCTATGTTACAGCACTTGCAAATCATATCGGTTCAGACCTACAGACAGTTGCAACAAATAATATTGCAAAATTACATGATAGACAGAAAAGAAATAAGTTACAGGGGAGTGGAGATAATAGATGAATGATTTTTTAAAAGATATAATAAAAGAAACTGGTAATGAATATGCATCACTGGTTGCAGATGGAGTAGAAGCTGGAGATACTGATACGTTTATTGACACAGGTAGTTACATATTCAACGCACTATTGAGTGGAAGTATCTATGGTGGCTTACCCTCGAATAAAATTACTGCGATTGCTGGAGAGTCAGCCACTGGAAAAACTTTCTTCCTCATGGGTATTGTCAAGAACTTTCTGGATGCAAACCCAGAGAGTGGTGTGGTCTACTTTGAAAGTGAAAGTGCGATTACAAAACAGATGGTAATTGATAGAGGTATCGACCCTAATCGTATGATTAT